AAATTTTTTCTGGGTATTTAACGGAAACTTGATTGGAAATACCACAGGTAGTCATCGCGGCAACATTCAAGATTCAACAGGCTCAGTTGCATACGATTCCGCAAGTAAAATTTATTATGGTCAGCTTGGCACATTAGCAACTCGCTCGGTAGTATATGGCGACGTTTATGGAGACGTTAGAGGATCTGCACAGACAGCAGATACCATTGCTAGTTATGCACCAAACATTAATGCAATTGCATCAACAGTTGCAATTAGAGATACCAGCGGAAATCTTAAAGCCACTAGTTTTATTGGCCCAGCTACGCAGGCTGACTCGTTAAAAGTTGGTGCATCGTATAGAACTACATCAACTGCTGCTGATGCAAACACCATTGCTGCAAGAGATGTATCTGGTTACTTAACAGCAGAATTATTTGTAGGTACAGCTACAGCAGCTAGATACGCCGACTTGGCTGAAAAATATCTACCAGATACTGAGTATGCAGATGGAACTGTATTAACTATTGGCGGTGAAAAAGAAGTTACTGCCTGCAAGTACGGTGATAGAGCTATCGGAGTAGTTTCGGCCAATCCAGCGTTTATGATGAACAAAGACTTAGAAGGCGGCATATATGTTGCTCTTAAAGGTCGTGTTCCGGTTAGAGTAGTTGGAGCAGTAGCCAAGGGTCAGCGATTAGTTGCTTCTAACAACGGATGTGCAGTCGGAGCAGTTCCTCACGCTAACGATGTATTTGCTATTGCTCTAGAAACAAATAGCGATATATCAGAAAAAATTATTGAAGCAGTTATATTATAAGGAAGAATCATGGCAGCAGGCGCAGGACAATTTATTGAAGCATCAGATTACAATACCATTAGAGCTAAGATAGCAGAAGTAATGGCAGTTGGATCTGCATCTTACGGATACGGCCAAAATCTTATAAGTGATACTGTAGAATATGCTCCGCCAATTGGAATACCAACTGAAACACTAGCACAAAAAGCAAAAAGACAAATTACTAAAGCTCAATGGGATGCGTTGAGGTTTGATCTTATTAATGCTCGTGTGCATCAGTTAGATACTGTTCCTGTATTAACAGAAGTTTCAACGACAGATCCAATTAGATATGGCGCTTCTCATCCAAACAGTCAATACAATACAATGTCTGATCAAATTAGAACAGATAGATTTTTATTAGCACCTGGTCAATCTATAGTTACAGCAAGAGCTAACCGATCATTTACATCAGCATGGTCAAACACATTATCTTGCACGTTAACAGTAACATTTACCACAGCCGATCAAGCAAGATATTTTTGGAACTCCGGCGGCCGCATTAGATTTTTATCAGCAAGAACTGGCGGTGCATCAGTTGCACAAAACACATCATGGACTAGTCTTTTAGATTCGGTAGGATCTATTGATTTTAGTGCCACATCAGCTGGATTAACAGCGTATAATCTTACAGCAAATTACCAAAATTGGAAAACAAGTGCATCTTCAAACCCATACCAGAGCAACACATATTCTATACAGGTAAAGTCAGACGTTGCTAATTCTGCAGGAAATGCAAGAATTTTTTATTTTAATATTGTTTGGATGGACGGATATGTTGATCCGGGAACGCCTGCTCCTGGCGATCAAGTAGACGGCACGTTAACATTAAATGTATCTGAAATCCGTGCATCCGGTGCATTGTATCCAGCATTAATTCCCGGATCGTTTGCCATTACTCCACCGTCATCATATTCATTAACCAGCATTTCTTAATTGCTTAAATACTCAGTTGGAGAATAAGAATGCCAGTTCATGATACAATCAGCGTACCGGATTATAATAATATACGAAATATTATAAATCCTGTTCTCGGCAACGGCGCCGGTACAGCTGGGTACGGCCAAACAGCACTGAGCACTACTACAGTCCTTGGAGATTCTGTATCTAAAAGTCAATGGGACAGACTCCGCTTTGACATAGTTAATGCTATTGTACATCAAAGCGGAGCGGTACCAAGTATTGTTACAATCAATGAAGGCGATGTAATTTCTTACGGAGCAGCTCAACCTAATTTTCAGTATCTTACCTTGGCAAATCAAGCTAACACAAATAGATTTGATTTGGGAAACGGGCAGTATGCTACAGAAACTAAAGGCACAGCATCATATACTCCAACTTGGCAAAACTCAATTTCAACATCGTTTACAGTAACTTTTACAACAGGCGACGCAGCTAGGCATTTCTTTAACACAGGCGGCAAGATTAGATTTGCATCCGCATTCACCCCCAGGGTTAGTAATGCCCAAAATAATGCTTGGCAAACATTGGCAAGTAATATGGGAACTGTTACTTTTGGTGGCAATTCTCCGTCTACAAATTTTTATTCGTTAACCAACTCACCTCAAACCTTTTATTCGATATCGTCATCTACTTACACAAGTAATAATATATCATTAAGAGCTAGTTGTAATATTCCGTCTAATGCATCCGGCGGAGCAACAGTCATTACATTCACAGTAGTTTGGACTGACGGATATGTGGATCCGGACATACTTGCTGGATACCCTCCTAACTTTAATCCGCCAGACGGTACTGTTCAGGGAACAATGGCATTAACCATAAGTCAACTTCGAGCAGTTGGTGCATTGTACCCAGACCTAACTGCTAATTCTTTTTCAATTCCTTCTCCAATTTACGGTACAATTTCAATAACAGGCGTTTAAAAAAATTTCCGCCCTGTAATATGGTCACATAAATAAACTGACTATATTATAGGAGTAAACAATGGAAGCTCTGTTAACTAACGCTTTAGATTTTTCCAATTACAAACAAACACTTGCAATACAACGCAAGACTTTAAAAGAACGCATTGACGGCAAATTAACATTTGGTCACAACGGCGGCATCTTTAAAATCAATCAAACACTAATAGCATTTGTACAATTTTTGATTAGTCAAGAAAGAACCGTGCGTGTGCCTATTATTGATGCAAACGAAAATCCTATTTTAATTGAAGATCTTGTTTCTTTTAAAGACGAAATATTAGATAGATATTTTACAGCTACTTACGAGTATTATGAAGAATACGAAAAAATTAAAAAAAGTAGATCTGTGGAAGCATTGGTTGATTTATGAATCGCGGCGGCCTAATATTTGCTCACAATAGTCGAGATGTTGATTACGCATTATTAGCAGTAATTTCGGGCGGTCTTGCAAAAAAACATCTTGAAATCCCGTTAACTCTTGTAACAGACATGTCTACGATTGCTTGGATGAAAGAGTCACAAATATGGGATAAAGCCAATTCTGTATTTGAAAAAATTATATCAATTGAACGTCCGCCGACTACAAATACTCGCCGGTTAAATGACGGTACAGAATCTAAAACTGTTCCTTTTTTAAATGCCGGTAGGGCATCTGCTTGGGATTTAACCCCATATGATCAAACATTATTATTAGATTGTGACTACTTGATTTTTTCAGATCAACTCAATAACTATTGGGACATGGAAGATAGTTTATTAATTTCTAAATCTATGAATGATATCCAAGGAGATAGAATTGGATTTTTAGATAAGAATGTTTCCGAAACTGGCGTTCATTTATTTTGGGCAACCAACGTTATGTTTACCAAAAATCAAGAAAGCAAAACATTTTTTGATTTAGTAAAATATATTAGAGACAACTACAATCAATATAGTGATATCTATAGATTTGATTCTCGCCAATATCGTAATGATATTGCGTTTAGCGTAGCAAAACATTTTCTTGATGGATTTGAAACAAACTTTTTGAACACGTTACCACCGTTGTTAACAGTAGTAGATACTGATATGTTGTTTGACATTAAAGATGGTAGATTAGTATTTCTTATTTCTGACAAGTTAAAAGAAGAAAAATTTACAGCATGCTCGATTAAAGATCAAGATGTACACGTGATGAATAAACAAAGTATTGTACGAAACAAAGATAAATTATTGGAGTTAATATGAGCTTCGGATATTTAATTATTGTTGCAAAAAACGACGATATAAACTACACTAAATTAGCGTATTCATTAGCACTTAGTATTAAAAATACACAACCAGACGGTTATAACAATGTAGCATTAGTTACTAATGATATTGAAGCAACTGAAGGTTTAAAATCAAAATGGGTATTTGATCACGTCATTGAGTGGGACAAAGAAGCAGGATGGGATGGGCGTAGTTGGATGGATCAGTTAACCCCATTTGATAATACTATTTGTCTTGATGCTGATATGTTGTTTACTCGTGATGTTAGTCATTGGGCAAAATATTTTATTGAAAACAGCGAGTTGTATGTTGCTAACAATGCATTTACATATCGTGGAGAAATGGTAACTAACGACTTTTATCGTACAGCATTTACAAAAAACTTGTTACCTAACTTATATTCTTTTTATACATTCTTTAAAAAGGATTCAGAGTTAGCTAAAGAATTCTTTACTCTAGGTAGACATATTCTTAAAAATCCAACAGAATTTAAAAATATATTTTGTCTACATTTTAAACCCAAGGTCATTGGTACTGATGAAGCATTTGCTTTATCTGCAAAGATTTTAGATATTGTTGATGTAATTGCATACAAATTAGATTTTCCAAAAGTTGTACATATGAAACCAATGGTTCAAAATTGGCCATGGCCGTCTAACCAATGGACTGATCATGTGGGATTTTATTTTAACGTTGACAACGAAATTAAAATTGGAAATTTTAAACAAACAGACATTGTGCATTATGTAGAAAAACAACTGATTACCGAAGAAATAATCAGCTTACAGGAAGAAAAATTATGGCAGAAATAGACTTTGACGAATGGTTGGCAAATTATAAACCACCTGAAATAAAATATTATGCAATGTTTGATACTACCACTGGTGAAGTAACAGGGCTGTATCCATCAACTGCATTGCCTGATACAGAAAATTTTGTTTCGGTAGATGTCGAGACTGCTCATTTGATCAACGAAGGAAAGGTGAGTTTAAATTCTTGTTTTGTTGACATTGCATCGGGCTCGTTTGAAATTGCCGAAATAAAACGATTAACAAAAATTGATGATGTGTTACATAGAATCATGGATCGCATGTATGCTGAATTATTAGAGCCGGATGTGTTAGTAACTCAAAAAGACAATTCGTTGACTTTTATGATATCAAAAAAATATAAAACACGTAAAATACACTGGGCCGAAAATACTGAAATGTCGTTCCTCATCACAGAATATAACGACCCTAATATTGTTAAACACACAATTAAGTTTTCTATTAGTGACTTGATTAAAAACAAACAAATTTTTAAAGATTTAAATCTTGATAAAAAATTTAGTATCTATACAAAAAGATTATTTCCTGTTTACCTATTTGACAAAAAATGAAAGTAATAGAATTTGACGTAATATTTCTTAGTTACGATGAACCCAATGCAGATTTAAACTATGCAGATCTGTGTGCCAAGGTGCCTTGGGCCAAGCGTGTTCATGGAGTTAAAGGTAGTGACCATGCTCACAAGGCTGCTGCTAATTTAAGTGAAACAGATTGGTTTGTAACTGTTGATGCTGACAACATTGTAGATCCTAAATTTTTTAATTTAGATCTCGAAATGACCGATCCTAAGATACAAGTTTATGGATGGTGTGGCCGCAACGTAATTAACGGATTGCGATACGGAAACGGCGGATTAAAAATTTGGAAAAAAGAGTTTGTGTTGAATATGAAAACACATGAAAATTCTGATAGCGATAGAGGCCAGGTTGACTTTTGTTGGGAAGATGGGTACAAAAACTTTCCTATGAGCTTTAGTGATAGCCATGTTACATCCAGCCCGTTCCACGCATGGCGAGCTGGATTCCGTGAAGGCGTCAAAATGACATTACTTGACGGTGTTAAAGTTCTGCCATCTGAGATTCAAGAACGCATATGGTGGCACAATATTCATAGACTGCGTATGTGGAGTACGGTCGGCGCACACGAAGAAAACGGAATATACGCTGTACTTGGTGCTAGGCACGGAACATATATGACCAATTGCACTGATTGGGACTATGTACAAGTTCGAGATTTTGAAGTTCTTCGAAATATCTATAACGAAGAAATTAAATCAATAGAAAACGATCAAGACAAAATTATTGAATTAGTTAAACATTATGGCAATGAATTAAAATATAAACTAGGATTACATTGGGTATACATGGATGCTGATCAAAGCAAATACACATACGACTTATATAACGAAACGTTAAATTTAAACGCAACCTATTATAGAATGCCAGAAAATGTATGATATATTTTACATTTCTACCGTTTCTTTCGATACTGAAAATTGGTTAAATTTTAAGTCTCGCTATCCTACGGCTCAACAACTTCGAAATACAACATCGTTTGACCAGATAAAGAAAAAAGCATTTACAAAAATGTTTTGGGTTATTTGGGATAACATGGTGTTATCTAAAGATTTTGACCTGCAATCTTATTCGGCTACAGAATGGGATAACATGTATATCCATACATTTAAAAACGGGGATTTCAAAGAAGAAGGGCTTTGCTTGTTTCCCAAAGTCTCTGAAATATCAAAGCGAGAGTTTGACAGCAGATATTTTATAAATCGAAAAGAAATCGACATAGTAGCAACAACACCTAAGCCGTACGATATATTTTATATAGATACCCATGAAGAATATCTCAATGCATTAGAGACTAGCACCACTGAGCTATTTTGGATGTCTTCGCACAATCTTAAACACGTAGACACGTTTAAATTTGATCTATATTTTAAACAATTAAACGCATTTGACCGAACACAAAATCATGCATTTGTGCATCGAGTTAATAATAAAAATTTTTATAATGGTGTATTTTTGTGCAGCACACATTTACCGCTATCTAAAAAAGAAATTAATTATCGTTTTCCTATTGCAAGAAAAGAATGGGATATTGTAGCAAGTGGTCCTTGCAATTATGAAAGATTTATTGTAGATACTTACGAGGATTATCAAACAGCACTTGCAACAGCAAAAACAGAAATGTTTTGGTGCGTTTGGGCCGGCGTTGATATTATTGACGAAACTGTCTTTGACTTATATTTTGAATATCACGAACAATACGAGCGTGATACAAACCATGTGTTTAAAAACATGTGTAATGAAACTGCATCGTATCTTAGTGGTATAGTATTATGCTCCAAAAATAAAACATTATCAAACAGAGAAATTTCTCGGAGATATCTAGTTGATAAAAAAGAACATGATGTTGTGGCCAGTAGGTATCGATATCCAAAATATAATGTTGCATCGTATGAAGAATACGAAGAGATATTGGCTAACGAAAAACAAAAAATGTTTTGGATTGTATGGTCGGATATAGAAGTTATTGATAACACAGTATTTGATTTATACTTTGATCCCAATGACGGAAAATATGATTTTGATCGAGATATGAATCATGTTTTTAAAAACGCCTGCGATAAAGTTGAATCATATCTTTCTGGTGTAGTGTTATGTTCTAAAAATAAAACTTTATCAAAAAAAGAATTTTCTAGAAAGTTTTTAATTGATAAAAAAGAGCATGATGTTGTGGCCAGTAGATATCGTTATCCAAGATACACCGTTTCCTCTTTTGAAGAATACGAAGATATACTAGCTAACGAAACACAAAAAATGTTCTGGCTATTGTGGCCTGAAACACATGTTATTGACAATAGTGTATTTGATTTGTACTTTGATCCTAACGATGGAAAATATGATTTTGATCGTGAAATGAATCACGTTTTCAAAAATCTCTGCAATGAAAAAGAATCATATCTTGGTGGAATTATTTTATGTTCTAAAAATAAAACTTTATCAAAAAAAGAATTTTCTAGAAAGTTTTTAATTGATAAAAAAGAACATGATGTTGTAGCCAGTAGATATCGCTACCCGCAATATACAATTTCTTCATATGAAGAATACAAAGACATTTTATCTACCGAAACACAAAAAATGTTCTGGGTAAATTGGTCTGAAATAGAAATCACAGACACCACAGTGTTTGATTTGTACTTTGATCCTAACGATGGAAAATATGAATTTGATAGAAATATAAATCATGTTTTTGAAAACAAGTTCCGTAATGAAACAAATTATAACGGAATTATGCTAATGTCGACAGCTCAAGTAGTGACAAAAAAAGAAATTGATTTTAGATTTTTAATTTCTAAAAAAGAACATGCAGGGATAGTATCTCAAAACAGATTGTACGATATTGTGTTTATTAGTTATAACGAGCCAACAGCTGACAAGAATTTTCAAGAATTGCAATTAAGGTTTCCTAACGCTAAACGAGTTCACGGAGTCAAGGGAATACATCAAGCACACATTAAGGCGGCAGAAATTGCAACAACTGAAATGTTTTGGGTAGTTGACGGTGATGCTATTGTAATTCCTACCTTTGATTTTACATATGTCATATCAAGATATGAACGAGATATTGTTCACGTTTGGCAGAGTCAGAATCCATTAAATGACTTGACATACGGGTACGGAGGTGTTAAACTATTACCAAGGGACCTCACTTTATCTATGGATGTGGGTTCTACAGATATGACAACATCAATTAGTTCTAGGTTTAAATCAATGCCAGAGGTTAGTAATATTACGGCATTTAATACTGATTCTTTTGCTACATGGCGTTCAGCATTTAGAGAGTGTGTAAAATTATCT